ATCCATTCAAGCACCTATTGCTATTCCACAAGATGTACAAGAACTTGCTTTGGGACCAGATGCAATTATGCGTTCTGCTAATCCACAAGGTATTCGTAGAGTTCCACTAGAACTACCAGCAGGTGTATTTACAGAGTCTGGTGTACTAGAGCGTGAACTTCGCGTTGGTGCTCGTTATCCTGAAACTCGCTCAGGTAATATTGATGCCTCTGTTGTTACTGGTCGTGGTGTGCAAGCACTACAGGCTGGCTTTGATACACAGGTTAAAGCAGCACAAGCACAGTTTGCTCGTCTATTTACAGATATGGTTTCTCTATCCTTTGAGGTAGATGAAAAAGTATTTGGTAATATGGTAAAGACAATTAAGGGTAGCGATGACGGCACACCTTATACATTAAAGTACACACCATCTCGTGATATTAAAGGCGAGTATGGCGTAGATGTACGCTACGGTATTATGTCAGGAATGGATCCTAACAGAGCCATTATTGCATTACTACAAATGCGTAGCGACAAGTTAGTATCCCGTGATTATGTCCGCCGAGAAATCCCAATGGAGTTAAATGTTACACAAGAAGAACAAAGGGTTGACATTGAAGAAATGCGTGATTCTCTTCGTGTTGCTGTTGCTCAGTATGCACAAGCTATACCCGCACTTGCTTCCCAAGGTCAAGACCCAAGCCAAATCATTACTAGAATCGCTGATGTCATTCAAGGCAGACAAAAAGGATTACAACTAGAAACTATTATTGCCAAAGCATTTGCACCGGAGCCAATAGCTCCAGCGCCAACAATGCCTGAACAACAAGTTCCAGTAGCAGGTGCGGCCCCCGCCCCTGCCTCGCAGCCAACTCCAGAACAACAAAGCGGAGCGGCCCCTGCTGCTGGTCAACCTCAACCAGATATCGCACAACTACTCGCCTCTATCGGCGGAGCAGCATAATGAAGGGGGTGAACAAATGAACAAAGGATCAAGAGCAAAGGCTACTGAAACAAAGCCTGTAGAGGGCAAGAATGGAGCACTGCCAACAACTGGAAAAGTATTCTTCGGATACACACCAGCAGGTCGTAAGGGTAAGAAGGCTTAAATTATTTTATTGATAGGAGCGCTGGGTGAATAACGATAATAATCTTAATCGCCCAGTGCGACTGTCTGATTATCTAGTAATAGCATCAGGATTCTTTTTAAATTTAATATCAGTGATAGAAGCACTTGCAGATGATCTGCACCAATTAGCTGTCTATCATTCAACACAGAAGAGCCAGGAAGAAAAAGTCTGGCAACAATTTTCGCAAGATCTAGAAACTTTAAAGGAGGAATAATGGCAAGAGGTCCATTAGCTGGCGCATCAGGCCCAGGCAAATTCTCCAAGAGAACAGATATGAGTTTTGGTTCCACATCATATGGAGAAGGTCAAGAAACTGCTGCGCTTAATACAGCAGCACCAAAGGCAACTACTCGTGGTATTGCAGACAATGTAGGTGGAAGACCTGCTAACCCAGTAGCACAAGCACCAGTAACTCCATTATTCGCTCCAACAGAACGCCCAGATGAGCCAGCCACTACTGGTATTGATCTTGGTGACGGTCTTGGTTCATCAGCATTAATGATGCGATCCCAATTTGCAAACAATAAAGTTTCAGATTCATTAGCTGAACTTTTGCCTTATGATAGTACTGGCGAAATTAATATTCTTTACCAGCAAGCTATTTCACGAGGTATGTAGTGGCAAACCCAAATCTTGATGCTGCAACTTTGCGAGCAGGTATTACTGGTAAGAAAAAAGAACAAGTTGAAGGACTATCTAAATTATTGGATTCTCATCGTAAACTTATTGCATTACCAGAAAACCAAGCAAAGGCATCCTTTGAGGCATTACCAGAAACTCAACAAAAAGCCCACGTTTCTTTTTTTGGCGATGGTGGTCCTGCTGAAGTCTTGGGTAACGCTGCTCACTATTTAGGTGTAGGTCTTAAACAAACCGTTGGTCGTGCCTTTAGCGCATTAGGTGAGATATCAGATTTTTCAACCCGTATTGCTCGTACTGGATTAATTGCAGCAGACCAAGGTGTTGACCTAAGCACTGCATTTAAAATAGCAAATGATAAAGGCGATAAGGTATTTGACCCAAGCCGTATTGATGCCGCTACAAAGATCTATGGCGAAGAAGTAATGTCAGTTGCAATGAAGGTCGCTGGAGGTATGAGCCTAAGCGAAATTCAAGCAACTGGTTCAGAGGCTGAGAAACTAATTGCATCAACTGCTGCCCAGAAAAAAGATAAAGATAGTTACTTTATGGGTGCTTTAGATTCTGCACAAAGAGCAAAGTACTCTCCAGGTAGAGCTGTAGCAAATCTTATCCTTCCAGAATTTTTAGAAAAAACTATCCTATATAAAGGTATCTCTGGTGTAGTAGATGCTGGGTATAGAGTATTTGCTGATCCAACACTTATCTTAGGTAAAGCCAAAAAGGCCTATGATGCTGGAGATTTTTTACTTTATAACATATTAGGTAAAGAAAAATTTACTTATGGTAGAAATTTAATGGCTACTGCGGGTAACGCTGCACAAGTAGATAGAGTATTTAGCAACCCAGGTACTAAAAATCTATTTGATAAATATGGTGCTATATTAGAAAATCTAAGCAATGCTCGTAAGTCTGCAAATAGAATTGCTGGCGCTGAATTTTATAAAGAAGCAAAGCGTTTAATTCCAGAGTTTGGTCCTGCTGCCATAGAGCAATTTATTACTGCTGGCGTTAAGGATGCAGCTACAGCCGCAAACTTTTTAAAGAATCACGCCGATATAAAATCTATCTTATCTGGCCAAGCAGCTCGTAGAACTCCATTAGTTCCAACCTTAAATGCTGCCCGTAAAGCAAGAATTGCCTTCTTTACTACAGGCAATAAGATAATTAATATAGATAAAGCCGGTCAGGCAATCGTTAGAGCACTTTATACAAGTGATGAAACACAAGATGTTGTATCTACTCTTGGACTTAAAAGCGCTGAAATTGCTAAGATGGAAGCAGGAGTAGGTCGTAAGACTGGCAAGATAAGAGATGGTTCTATCAGATTTACTGAGAATCAAATCAGTGGTCGTATTGATCGCTTTATGCGTAGGTTTACAACTATCCCTTATTTTAAAAATGGATTCTTTGATGTAATGACCCCTGATGCACCTGAGAAAATCTACCAACTTGCTGCTTTAACAAACACTCGTTATCATTCAAGAGTAATTCAGGAAGCATTTACAGCAGGAGATGAAGGCCAAAAGAAGCAAATCTTTACAGGTCTTTGGAATACCATTGCTGAAACCCGTCAAGTAACTAAAAGTATTGAAGGCAAAAACTGGGTAGATCAATTTAGTGGCACAGCATTAGATTATAGTTATGGTGCCAACGTACTTGTTGATAAAATAGGTCCTGATGGAAAACCATTATTAGATAACCTTGGTAATATTATTAGAGAAGAAATTAATCCCGCTCAGTTTGGTGGCCAACAACTGGCTTTACACGGGTATCAATTATCTAGTGCAATAGCAGTTCCATCTATACTAGATCTTGATCGGTTGTCTGCTCGTTCTGGAGTTCTAAATCGTATGCTTGGTTTTTCTCATAAAAAATGGGCAGATGATATAACATCTGGTTGGGTATTGGGTACACTAGCTGGACCTAAGTTTCCAGTTCGTAACGCAGCAGAAGACTATATGTTAAATATTGCAGTAGGTCAAAAAACTTGGGGTCTTACAAAAGGTCGTTTTATATCAACTAAGTTACGTCAGGTCAAAGAAGCAGAAGCTGGCCTTACTACTGAGCAGAAAAAACTTGGTCAAGAGATAGCAGACCTTGTATCTGAAACAGATGAACTTGCAAAAAATCCTGCTAAAGCAGCTCAGGTTAAAATTAATGAAGATCTTATTAAATCAAAGACTGAAGATCTTAGAGGCCTTGAAGGCAAGAAAATCAAATTCTATGAATCTAATCTTGGATTCGTAAATCGTTTAGTAGGTCGCAGTCAGGTAAAAGAATTTCAGGTTCGCTTAGCTGCTGCTGGTGATGACATAAACAAAGTACGTCAAATTACTGCTGAGGCAGTTATGACTGGAAAGTTATCTTCTCGTGCTTTATCAAAAACAGATAAACAATATTTAGCAGAGTTTGCCCAGTATGGCAGAACTCAAGATATGCTTGATGAGGTTACAGAAGGTGGTAAAAACACTCTTCGCGGTGGTAGTTACTCCATCCAAGCTAGTAATGATGCTAGAAAATATGGAACACTTCGCGCTCTTGAATACAATGGAAAGAAGTTTAAACAATCAGGTAGTTCATTTACTAACATAGATCCTGTTGCAAATGATCAGGCACGCTTATCTTGGTTGATAAAGATTGCGCTTCATACAAACGATGAGATTGATTCTATTCTTATAAACAATCTTGATAATAAGAAACTAGCCATTGATAACCTTGTAACATACTTAGATAACAATCCTGAACTAAAGGGTCGTTTTCAGTCTATGTCTTCAGGTATAGTTACTACAGCTCAACACGCTGAGCGTGTCTATATGGATGTCTTAAATACCTTTTCTAAAGCAGATGGAACGTTAAATACAGATCTTTGGAATAAAGTTCGCAAGGTAAATGCTGAAGGTAAAATAACCTTATCCAGTAGCAAGTTATCAGTAGATGATCTTCCAGCAAGAACACAAAAAGAACTACATCCTAGATGGATATCTGGTCCTACTCTAGTGCCAGTTTCTGAAGGTAGAAGTATGACTGCTTCTATATTTGAAAAGTCTTGGGACTATATGGGAGAGGCTAATGCTAGATTTTCTAGAGAAGGTCTTGTTCTAGATGCTATGCTGGATGTTCGTAAGCAAATGGATGAAACAGGATTTGCTGATAGAATACTAAAACAATTGACTGCTGGTAAAACTGGTGATGATCTAGTTAAAGCAGAAACAAAAGCATTTGAACATATTACTTCTTTAGCAGAAGATATGGCTAAAAATAGAGTTCTCTCTTATGTAGATAATCCTGCAGTTCGTAGCCAGTTAGCTATGTCTGCTCGTAACTTTGCAAGATTCTACAGAGCAACTGAGGATTTTTATCGCCGTATCAATCGCGCTGTTAAGTACAACCCAGAATCAATTGTTAGAGCAAGTTTAACATATGAAGGAATTAGTCATTCTGGCTTTGTTCAAACTGATGATAATGGAGAGCAGTACTTCTTTTATCCTGGACTAACTCCAGTTTATGAAGTAATGAATAATGTAGGTAGATTATTTGGTATTAAAGAAAACTTCCAAATACCAATGCCAGTTGAGTTTAGTGCAAAGATAAAGATGATTACACCATCCTTAAATCCAGACTCATTGTTCCCTACATTCGCTGGGCCATTAGCTGCCGTTCCATTAAAGATGGTTGGAAATATGGTTCCACAAGTTAAAGACCTAGAACAATATCTATTGGGAGCTTACGGTGAAGATCAACCGATGATCGCTGCTGTATTACCAGCACACGTTAATCGTATATTCTCAGCTTTAAGTACTGATGAGCGTAACTCCCAGTACGCTTCTGCTTATCGCAAAGCAGTTACCTATCTTGAGGCTACAGGTCACGGGCTAAAGATCACTATTGATCCAGTAACTGGAGAAGAAATACCACCTTCTCCAATGGATCTAAATAATTATAAAGATAAGATAGAAGCAAGCACACTAACCATAATGGGTATGAGAGCTGTACTAGGATTTATATTACCAGCCTCACCACAGGTAACCTTAAAAGCCGATATGGCTAAGTGGGTTCGGGACAATGGCCAAGTAAACTATAAACAAACATTTAATGACCTTATAAATAGATATGGTGATTTTGAAAAAGCAATTGAAGAGTGGATTAAATATTATCCAGATCAAATGCCATATACTATTTCAGAATCTGAATCTGCGGTAGTTGCTAACGTTAGAGCAGTAGATACTGCAAGTAGTTGGATTGATCAAAACCAAGAACTACTAAACAGATATCCAGAAGCAGCATCATTCTTAATACCTAATGTTGGTAAGTTTGATTTTGACTCCTATAAGTTGTTGTTTAAGTCTGGCTTAAAAACAAAGAAGACTATAACCGACTTCGTAGTAGAGGCTAGCGCAGCCAAAGATCTTCAAACTTACTTTAGTAAACGAGATGAAATTGACGAGCAGATGTCTTACACAACAGATGTTAATCTTAAACGTCAACTTAGGGATGAATGGCAAAACTGGTCAGACCAGTTCAAAGGCGTAAGACCCTTACTACAAGAACGTCTAGGTCAATACAGCGAAAAATCAGTTCAAAGAGTAAGAGCACTAGATGATCTACGAAATATGTTAAAAGATCCAAGTGTTAAAACTCAACCCGACCTACGTTCAGTCCTTGATCAAATGGTTACAACATATGATGACTATGTAAATCAAAGAGATTTTACTACAAGTATAACCTTTGGTAGTAAAGCAGATTACAAAGAGCAGTTGAGATTAAACACCAAGGCAACATTAGAGGCATTGGCTGAGTCAGATCCAAATGCTTTAGCAGCATACAACCTATTGTTCGCTCCATTATTCAATTAATCGTTAGGAAACTAAATTGGCAACTCCAAAATTAACTGGTAAAAATAAACTCATAGCTGAATTGAACAATCAAAAAGTTCTTGTTAAGCGAGCACAAGATGAATTAAACGCCACTGTTAATGGCAAGCCTTTAGTTCCAGGCAGTGCTGCTTATATCGCTGCAGATACAAAGTTTAAAAATGAAATCGCAAAGCGAGATGCACTGCAGTTAGCCATTAATAATTACGTAGAACCTGTTAAACCTAAGTCGGCAAGTCAATTAGAGAAAGAACGACAACAGGCACTCATTGACGGGACTGTTCTGCCGGTAGGCGGTACAGCCTCTGGTGAGCCTAATACTAATCAAAATAATCAGGTACAACCTGAGAACTTTGATGCGTTAGCAAAGACTGCCCGTGAATTCGTAAAGAATACATTAAATAATGAAGGTCGTTTAGAACTTGCTAGAAAGTTAAAAGCAGCAAATATAGATGTACCTATTACTGGTGAGTATACAGATGCTCTTACTAATGCGTACAAAAATGCAATTATCGGTGCAAAATCTTCTTGGAACGCTTTTAAAGAATACCCAACAGTAGACGCATATCTTAATGAACAAGCACGTCAAACAGTAGCTTTAAAGGCTGCTGGCGTTGGTGCTGAAGAACTACCTAAACCTTACGGTACTCAGGAGATCTTTAATAAAAGCACAGCCGAAGGTGTCATTGAGGACTTATATAAGACCTTTACTGGAAAAGATGCTAGCGCATCTGAGGTAAATTCTCTATACAAAGAGTTACTAGCAGAGCAAAAGAAACTATCAAGTATGTCTAAAGGTACCTACAAGATGGTGAATGGAAGAAGAGTCCTAG